ACAAATCTTGGATAAGGAAAAGATTTAAAGTATGGCAAATGAATTTGTAATAAAAAATGGGTATTTCTCTCAAGGAAATTCCAATGTAACAGGATCGTTACAAGTAACAGGATCAGTAGGTGTTACTGGATCTGTATCAATAACACAAAATGTTACTGCTTCTAAAGCCCTATTCTCAAGCTCAAATGGAGACCAACTAACAGTAATGGGATCTGGTTCAACTGTAGCTCAAGTTTATGGTTCACAAGGTAATTTACTAACAGTAAATGATACATTTTCCGGTTCTATATTCACAGTCACAGACATCTCTGGTTACCCAATATTAGATGTTACTTCTGATTATTATACAAGTTCTATTAATACAGTAGGATTTTTAAACCATACTGGTAGAGCCAGAGTAACAGGTAGTTTAATAGTTTCTGGTGGATTTATTGTGTATAATACATCCCCTAATTATAAAGTTATTGATAGTGCTTTATCTAACTTATACTATAGTGATGGTGATGTATCTATTGATTGGGCTAATAGTTTCCTTAAAGACACAGATACTGCTGTGTCTATTAATTGGGATACAAGATTACTGATTGCTAATGATAATTCCACAACTCATATTGATTGGGATAATCCAAGTTATATGAAGTTCCCTAGTGTGAATGCGAGTGTACCAATAGTAAGTGTTTTAGGTTTAGATATTAATAATAATTTGTATGCTACAGCTTCAACAGCGTTTGGTGGTGGTGGAAGTGGAACCCCCGGTGGATCAAATAAACAAATACAATTTAATAAACTTGGAGCATTTAGTGGCTCATCAAATTTTACTTTTGATAATTCTTCTAACACTGTAGAAATATCTGGTTCATTAACAGTATCAGGATCAGGAACTTTTACTAATATAGGCCCCGCTCAATTTACAGGATCTGTAGGAGTTAGTGGATCATTAACAATAACAGATTCTTTAAATATAACCCAAGGAGGACTTACAGGAAGTTTATTTGGAACAGCATCATATGTTAGTGGATCTGTGTTTACAAATGCTAACCCTGCTCTATCTGCTTCCTATGCTTTAACAGCTAGTTATATTGCAAATTCTTTAATAACAGCATCATCAGTATCAAATGTAATTACATTTACTAAAGGTGATGGTAGCACCTTCCCAATATCAGTTGGATCCACTAATACTCAAATAGCCGCTAAATATATGGGATTTGGAAATAACATAACCGGATCTACTGCTATATCTGCTAGCTATAATTTACTTATACCCGCAAATACTTTTACTGTAGGAGATACTGTTAGAGTAAATTGTTTATATGATAGAAACGCTCAAGGAAATTCTAGTTTTATTTGGTATATTACAGGTTCAACAACACCTTTCTCATTTTCTGTAGTTGGTGGCACTCAAATAGCTGTAGTAAATACCACTACAATTAGAGGTTTAGCTATGTCTAGATTATTGTATATATCTTCTTCAACTAACACTGAAGTAGTAGCCGCTAATGTCGGTAACTTATCTAGTGATGAGCATGGACCTACACCCGGTAATTCAGCTTGGGGTGCTGCTACTTCTTCACTTAACATAAATTGGACTCAAGACCAGTGGATTGTATTTGCTCATCAAAATGCTCTTACTTCAAACTTAACTCGAGTATATAGATTTATGGCTACAAAAGTATAAAAATATGATTACAACAATAGAAAAAGGAATAAACTTCCAAGATAAAGATAGATATTTTACTAACACTCAATTTGAATCAGGTTTAGGATATTACATTTGGAATGATCTTCAAATTAGTGTAGAACTAGATCAAGAAATAGTTTTACTACAAACAGATATGCCTGTAGATGGAGTATTATATTATGACATGACTTCATTCATTGCAGCTTTAGGTTTATAATATCAATGTAAATATTTATAATAAATTATAAAAATGAAAACAAAAGTTTTAACCCAAGAAGAGATTACTCAATTAAAAGCAGTTCAACAAGAAAGATATTCTATAGTTGACAAATTTGGTACTATTGAAATTCAATTTCAAGAATTAGAATCTACCAAACAAAAACTAAAACTTGACTACGAAAAACTAAAACAAAAAGAAGAAGTTTTAGGAAAACAGTTACAAGCAAAATATGGTGATGGTACTATTGATTTGGAGAAAGGAGAATTTGTAAGCGTCTAGTTTTTCAAATAATTTTAGGATATTTATCATCAAACCCCAATTAAAAACAAATTTAATTAAACAAATAACATGGCAGAAATTTTATTATCCCCCGGTGTTTTATCTAGAGAGATAGACACCACATTTATAGCAGAACAGCCACCACAGATTGGTGCTGCTATCATAGGCCCAACTGTTAAAGGTCCTGTTGGTATTCCCGTAACTGTTACATCTTATAGTGATTTTACTAGTTATTTTGGTGAAACAGAAGTTGTAGCAGGTTCAGGTTCTTATTCCTACTTCACCTCAATCACAGCTTATAACTACTTTCAAAATGGCGGTGAAACCCTATTAGTAACCCGTGTAGTATCAGGTACATATACAGCAGCTTCAGCTTCAGTTTATGGTAGTGGTAGTATTCCTGTGTTTACTTTAGAAACCATTTCTCAAGGTGCTAACATGAATGCTACAGGTAGCATGGATGCTAATGGAGCATTTGCTACAGCTTCAATCCATAGTGTTCGCTTTGAAATTGTATCACCAAATAAATCTACCGGTACATTTAACTTGTATGTTCGTAGAGGTGATGACGACAATAGAAACCCAGCTATCTTAGAAACTTATACTGGATTATCAATGGACCCATTATCTGAAAACTATGTAGCTAAGAGAATTGGTGATTATAAATTTACTCAAGTAGTTATTGATGATGAAGCTTCTTTACAAATTACTGGTACTTATCCTAATAAATCAAGATATATAAGAGTTGGTCAAGTATTAAAACCAACTCCTCAATACTTAGTAGGTGGTGTTGCCAATTTAGCTTATACCGCTTCTATTCCTGTAACTGATATTACAGGCGCAATGGGTGGTGCTACAGGTCAACTAGTAGCAGGAGCTAAATTCTACAGTGACATTACCCCAGACAATACCCAAGGTGTGAGTGCTTCAGCTTATGGTAATGCTATTAGCTTATTAGCTAGTGCTAATGACTACCAGTTCAACGTGTTAGTAACTCCTGGTTTATACTATAGTGCAGAAAACCATAGAACTTCAATGAGTGTAGCTTTATCAAACACTGAAAATAGAGGTGATAGTGTATTTGTAATGGATCTTGGTAACTATGCCGCTTCATCTAGTGCAGTTATTGCCACAGCAAATGGTATTGATTCATCATATGGTGCTGCTTATTACCCGTGGTTACAAACCCTTGATCCAGCTACTAAACAATATGTTTGGGTTCCAGCTTCAGTAATGATCCCAGGTGTCTACGCATATAATGATAGAGTATCTGAGCCATGGTTTGCTCCAGCAGGTATTAACAGAGGTGGATTAAGCACTGTAATTAGAGCTGCTTCTAAATTATCTCAAAATACTCGTGATAATTTATATCAAGGTAAAGTTAACCCAATTGCTACATTCCCTGGACAAGGTGTTGTAGTATATGGTCAGAAAACCTTACAAACTGCAGCTTCTGCTCTTGATCGTATTAATGTTCGCCGTTTAATGATTGCTCTTAAGAGAACAATTGGTCAGATTGCTAATGGATTAGTATTCCAACAAAATAACGCGGCTACAAGAAATGCTTTCTTAGCTCAAGTAAACCCATATCTTGAAACAGTTCAACAAAGACAAGGTTTGTACGCGTTTAAAGTAGTAATGGATGACTCTATTAATAATGCCGCTGTAATTGACAGAAATGAATTAGTAGGTCAAATTTACTTACAACCAACTAAGACAGCTGAATTTATTTACTTGAACTTCACCCTTACCCCAACAGGTGCTGTTTTCCCATAATAAAAAGTTAACTGTTTAAATATTTATTAACAAAATAAAAACTAAAAGAAAATGGCAATTATAGACTCAAATGAATTATTTTTCACAGCATTTGAACCAAAACAGGCTAACCGATTTATCCTGTACGCTGATGGAATCCCAACATACCTTATTAAGGGTGTAAGCGCAATTAACTTAACTCAAGGTGAAGTAGTATTAAACCACATTAATGTTTTACGTAAAGTTAAAGGTAAAACAATTTGGGGTGATGTTACTATGACACTCCATGACCCAATTTCACCATCAGGTGCTCAAACAATAATGGAATGGGTTCGCTTATCACATGAATCAGTAACAGGTAGAGATGGATACTCTGACTTTTATAAGAAAGATTTAGTAATCAATGCTCTTGGTCCTGTAGGTGACGTAGTAGCAGAATGGGTACTTAAAGGCGCGTTTGTTAAAGATGCTAACTTTGGTGAATATAACTGGGATACTGAAAATACCGCTATAAACATCACTATGACATTAGCCGTAGATTATGCCGTGTTAAACTATTAAAAGTTCAACCCAATATTTATAAAAAGAGCTCGCAAAAAATGCGAGCTTCTTTTTTTTCTATATATTTATACACAACAAACAAAAATGTTATAACAAAAATTATTTATGGAAAACAAGTTTAGTATGCCAACAGAAATGGTTGAATTGCCCTCTAAAGGCTTAGTCTACCCAGAAACAAGTCCTCTATCAAGCGGTAAAATTGAAATGAAATACATGACCGCTAAAGAAGAAGATATTCTTACCAATCAATCTTATATCCAAAAAGGAACAGTATTGGATGAATTGATTAAATCTCTTATTGTTACACCTGATGTAAAATATGAAGATTTAGTTGTAGGTGATAAAAATGCTTTATTAGTAGCAGCTCGCATCTTAGGATATGGTAAAGATTATAAGTTTACATGGAATGGAGAAGAGCAAACAGTTGATTTATCTACTATAGAAAATAAAACTATTGATGAATCTTTATTTGTTAAAGGTAAAAATGAGTTTGAATATACTCTTCCTTCAACTGGTACTAAAATTACCTTTAAACTTTTGACAAGTCATGATGAGAAAAAAATTAATGCTGAATTAGAAGGTTTAAAGAAAATCAATAAAAATTTCACCCCAGAATTATCAACTCGTTTAAAATACATGATTACTTCAATTGAAAATAATTATGAAAGCAAAGCAGTTAGAGAATTTGTTGATAACCATTTCTTAGCTCGTGACTCCAGAGCATTCAGGGAGTATGTAAAGGAGGTACAGCCAGATGTTGATCTGACCTTTTTTCCCGATGGGAGCGACACAAAAACAGACCTTCCAGTTGGACTTAGCTTTTTTTGGCCTGACCTCTGAAATAGCTAAACAATTTCGAGTTAATCTTTTTATTCAAATTCATGAAATAGTTTTTCATGGCCAGGGCGGTTATGACTGGGAAACAGTCTATAACATGCCTATTTGGCTTCGTAAGTTTACTTTCCATCAGATGAAAGAACATTATAAAGAGAAAAATGGAAATGAAAATAATGATCTAGACGCTCAAACTTCAGCTATTAAAACTGGTAAAGTTCAAATCCCCGATCAGTTTAAAGGCAAATTAGCTAATAAAGCTCCAAAGTATTAATATTTATAATATATATTTTAATTTAATATGGCGACAGACCCTAATAAGCTAAATGCTGATGAGTTAAAAAAATTAATCGAACTTTTACAAAAGATTGATAATTTAACTAAACAAGTAGCTGAATCTCAAGCTCAACAAGCACAAGCCGCAGGTAATGCTCGTGGTCAATTAGAAAGATTAGAAGAGACTTATAAAGAGTTAACTAGTGATGTATCATATGCTGCTCAAGGATTTAGAAAGATAGTTCAAGAAATTACTAATCAAAATGTTGGTTTAAAAGAATCAACTAAAGCATATAAAGGATTAACTTCTATAGCAGATAAATTGCAATCTTATCAAAAAGGATATAGTGAACTTTCTTCTAAAGATTTAAAAAAATTAAAAGATCAAGCTAAAGTTGAAAAACAAAGACTTGAAAACGCTCAGTCTTTATTAAAAGAAAAAGAATCAGATTATAAAAAGTCAAAATCTATAAATGAAGCTAGTGTAAAGGCTAAACAAGCTGAAATAGCTCTTTTAACTACTAAAGCAGGAAAAACAAAACAAGATTATTATGATCTTCAAAAACTTCGAAATGAAGTTAAAAATTTAAATAAAGACTACACTGCTATAAATCTTGAACTAGATAAAACAACAGATGCTTTAACTCAGAATCAAGCTATTTTAGAAGGTGAAGATGAATTATATAAAGGTACTCTCTTAGCGTTAGATGAAGCTGCTAGAAAGACTAAAAATCTTGAAAAGTCTCTTGGTTTAAGTGGTCTTGCTGTTGAAGGTATAGGAAAAGCCTTTAATAAATTAGGTCTAGGCGGATTATCTTCAGCTATGGGATTAGATGAAGCTAAAGAAAAAATGAAAGAAGTAGCTGATGAAGTTACTGAGGGTGGTGATAAAGCAGCTGGTTTAATAGGTAAATTTAAAATTTTAGGAGCAGGCTTAAGTGTTATAGGGAAAAATATATTTAGTTATTTAACAGATCCTTTAACTATAGCTACTGGTTTAGTAACAGGATTAATAGCTGGGGTTAAAAGTTTAATTTCATTATTTGAAGAAAGTGCTAAATACACTGGTGATATAGCCAAATCATTTGGAGTATCAGCAAATGAAGCTGCTAAAATAGGAGGAAATTTAAGATCAGCAGCAGGTAGTGATTTCTTCATGACAACTGAAGAAGCCAGAAAAGCATTTGATGTTATGGCTGAAGCTACAGGCACTATAAATGCTAATTTCTCAGATCCAAAAGCTGTTTCTGCAATGAATGACCTAGTAACATACGCTGGTTATTCAACAGAAGAAGCAAAAGAATTATATAAAATAGGCCAACTTAATAATCAATCAGTTGATGATACAGTAGCCGGTTTGCAAGGTCAACTCCAGATACTTCAAAAGAATAATAAGCTTAGAATAAACGAAAAACAAGCTGTTGAAATGGTAGCTAAAGCCAGTGCAACAGTTAGAATGAATTTAGGATCTAATCCTAAAGCATTAGCCCAAGCTGCTTTTTATGCCACTAAATTAGGCATGACTTTAGATGAAATATCATCAGCTGCTGAACAAACTTTAGATTTTGAATCATCAATTCAAAACCAGTTAGAATACCAATTATTAACCGGTAAAGAAATTAATGTTGATGCTTATCAACAAGCTGCTGCTTCAGGTGATGCGGCTGCGGCTTCTAAAGAATTAAACAAATTAATAGAAGAGCAAGGTCCCGCCATTCAAGGTAATGTATTTGCTCAAGAATCATTAGCTAAAACTTTAGGTATCTCTAGAGAACAGTTAATGAAATCTATTGAATTACAAAAACTTCAAAAGAAATTAGGGGGTGATGTAGCTCAAATTGAAGAAGCTATTAATAGAAAGATGAAAGATGGTCTTTCTTATTAGCAAGCAGCCGCTGAAGTAGGTAAAGAAAATTATAACAGTATAGTTGAACAAAACAAAAGTGCCCAAGCATTTTCCAGAACTATAGCTGAAATTAAAGAAGCATTTATGACTGCTTTATCAGGCAGTAAAGGATTTAAAAATTTATTTAGTAAAGAAAATATTGCTGGTTATGTAAAAACTATTCAAGAAGATATAATACCTGCTGTAGTTAAATTAGCTGAATTAGCAGGTGAGTTTATTGGATATTTAACAAAAGAAGAAAATATTAAAGTTTTAAAAGATGGTTTTAATGGCTTAATAGATACTGTTAAATCTCTTAAAGAACCTATTAAATGGGTAATTGAAAATTTAGGTACTATAGTTAAAGTTTTAGGAACAATCATACTTCTAAACTTTGCTGGTAAATTTATTGGCAATATAGCTAGTATGGGTAAAGCTGTAGGAGGATTAATAACAGGTCTAGGTAAAGCAGGCTCAATGATGGCGGGGCTAGGTAAATCAAAAATTCCATCTGCCACTCCATCTGCTGCTCCTACTCCTTCTCCTGCAACTGGTGGTGGAATTGGTGGTGGAGGTAAAGGTGGTAATCAAGCCAATAACTTTACTAAAGGAATAAATGCTAATGCTATGCTTAAAGGAGCAGCAGCCATATTAGTC